CGAAAATCCAAATGAGAACTTTCTTTGGAATTTTCATGTACCCAACCTATCATCATGGCCACGTCTGCGTCTACTAATGTTCGTTGAGTATGGGCTATAACTTGATCACCCATGTAGGCTACTCCCATAGCGTATCGATCAAGGATCTCGCCTTTCTCTACATTTTTATTGTTAGGCGGTAAACAGGCCAGATAGGAAACAAATTTCACTTGGTGCCTTTATCTTTCTTTTCTTTCTTGGTACTGTTGTTGTTTAACAGTTCTTTTCTATCTATACCAAGATAGTGTGTAAAATAATCTTTCAGTCTGCTGTTTTCCATGGCAAATCTACTGATATGGCCTTGAGGAATAGTTAACCAATTGTTGTAGTGTGGACAATATGTTGACATGGGCCATTTTCGTCTCACATAATTTGCTGCATGATGATCGTATGGCTGCGGCAATTTAAAAATATCGCCGTTGTACCAGGTCATAGAATAGTCTCTAATAAAATTATTAAATTCTGGATTCTTTGTATCAAATGCCACTATACCGGTGTCTATGGGGCAATCGTCTTTGTGCGGCCAATCTGACCCAGTGTCTAGTGTTGCCCAGATATTGTTGCCTGGATGTAAAATTTCCATGGCCTTGGCTCGTGACAACTCTTTTTCTACCATTATATCAGCATCTATCCACACCACCAGCCCTCGAAATTTTCTAGCAGCCCATACTTGTGTACGACTCTTCTTCCAGAATCTATCAGCTTTGCTACCGCCCATACCTTCTTTTATCCAGGGGTCTTCTGGACTTGCTACATCTTTCCAAAAATTATAGACTTTGCCAAAACCTAGATCCACCGGCTTGTCATCCCAAACAAAAACTACATCTCCGGGCAATTTATCCCACGACGGTAGTGTTAAATTGGCTGCATAATTATAATACTCTCTAGATAGACTAGTCACCCAGGTAATAGGTGCATATACCTGCGTATTATTTCTGCCTATTTCATTGGCGTAGTCTATAAGATACTTCCACCAAACATCAGCATATTCGCAGGTTCTATAATTTTCAAACCAAGGACCACCTTCGGTCCAGTGATAGGCCAACGGTTTTCCGGTAGCAGATTCCTTGTTCCATCCTACTAGAAAATTAAATTTTGTTTGCAGTTCTCCAATTTCATTATCTTGCAACCATTGAAATCTATGTAGATAAGCACCATCTTTGGTGTTGACATCATCTATGGTCAACCGCTGGTTGCTGGGATGCTCGCAGTTCCAAAGTATCATCGAACTCCAATTTTTTCGAGGATATTGTGTCTGTGTTTTTCCGTCCATTTTTGTTGTATTGGTTGGCACATGATCGTGCTTGACAACCATCACAGCAAATTTTGGATCTGCCTGTTTAAAAACTTCTTGAATATCACCGTCCCATACAAAATCACAGTCGCAAAACAAGGCCCATCCTTGGAAATTAGTCAGTGTTGGAACAAGAAATCTTGTAAAAGTAAATTCTGTTGATCCCAATTGATCAACATCTCTAGAATATAAACCATCTCTACGAAGTTTAGACTGATTAAGAGATTTAACCTCGGCCGTAGAAGAATTTTTATATATGGAATATTCACAGACTCGATACGCTATGTCTTCTCTGCTGTCATAACCGATGTATACGGGTAAAAAATCATTGTTCATTTAACATTCTCCAGGCTGAGCCGTCTTTAAGTTCACTGACATGAAATTGACAGTAGGCCAAATGATGTGCCCACGCTTCAACTTGTTGTAGATCGGGATAATATGGTGTTTCAATCTTGCTGAGATCTTGTTCAGTTACAGATTTAGCTGCGTGTGTTGAGCATAGAGTGAAAGCAGGATATCCATACAACACTGCTTCAGTGGCAGCGTTGCTGTTAAATGTCACTAGCGCATGAACATCTTCGTCTAGAGCTTCTTTGAGTGAGTTAGTGATCATTCTATCAGTGCGACTTTTTACACGTTCTCTAACTTCAATAGGACGATCAGTATATTGCTTAATAGTTGCAATGGTTTCTTCTAACCATTGCTCTAGTTCTAGATTGTAGAACTTCATGGGTTTTTCATCAGGTTTGGCAATAAGTATTTTTCTACCGCCTTTTTTCCAGCGATGTACTGGAATGGCCAGCTTCTTGAATCTATCAGGCGGTCGGTGAATTACTTGATCATGTTGCAGATCATTTTTTACAATACGGTGCCAAAACTTCCAGCCCATGGGATTCAACGGACCTCGTTGATTGCCCATGTATCCGGTGTCCATAAAATAAAAATCTCTGCCTTCAAACCAACAGCGTTTCATTATTTTATGTTTTAGGATTCCGCGTAAAACAATTGGATCTTCACTGTCGTCATAATTAAAATCATCAGAATTGATTACTCTACCGCCACTGCCTATAGCAAAGGAATTGATATATTCGTCTTCGCCGCCCTTGCTGAGAAAGATCCAATTGTTCATACTCTTTCAATGTCCTCTTCAATACAGCTTTGCCCGTATTGTATTTCGACAATCTTGCAAGGTACATCATAAGGGTTTGTTAATTGATGCCACTCGGCAACCGGAATTTTATATTCTTGGTGCTTAATTAATTCTGCAGGTAGCAATCGATACCCGTTAGGCATCATGCTGTTAACTATACACTGGCCTTCACTAACCATCCAATACTCAGCACGTAGTTGGTGGCGTTGCATACTTAGGCTCTTTCCGGGCTCCACAGTGAGCTCTTTAACTTTCATTCCAGGAACTTCATGCAGTACACGATAGTAGCCCCACTGTCGTTCAGTCTTAGGCGCTTTCCATTCTTGTAATATCCACGAACTGGAATTCATTTTGTGTTCACCGCCTACACCAAAAACAAATTCTAAATGCAACATTTCGTCTAGTACATCCATTTCAGGAATATTAGTTTTAGTACGATCACCGCCGTTGGCGAATACAATTTTATCGTTGGGGTATATTGATCTTACTTTTCTAATAGCGTCTTTTGCACTACCGTCTGCGTCGTCAAAGTTAATAACACGATCTACATCTTTGATAGCACTTAGAATACTAGCACGTTCGTCCCATGGCATAAACTCTTGCCCTTTCTTGCGGCGCAACCAGGCATCGGAGTTTGCTCCTATGATTAAAACATCGCCTAATTTTTTAGCCTCTTTGATATAGTTAATATGACCTGAATGAATAGGGTCAAAACCACCTGTTGCAATTACTATTGTTTTCATTTTATACTCTCTAAAATTATAGTTAATACATCGAAATCTTGTTGATTTACAAAATGATTATTGCCAATATACACTCCATTATTGTGTAAAAGATTAACATTATTTTTACTCCCGGGCTCTAACTTATATTCTTTTAAAAATGGATGGGCGAGTAAATTTCCGCTAACTATTGGACGATGTTCGATATTGAATTTCGTGAAAGCCTCAATAAGATGCAGGTGTGTGTTTTTAGATTTGGACACAAACGGGAATGCAAAACTACTATTTGTATCATTAAATTCCGGAAGGTAAAACTTATCTTCGTAATTCTTTATTATATTAAAATATTTTATAAAGTTGTTTTTTCGAATATCTACCATATTGGTTAGTCGTTTTAGTTGACTTTGCCCTAATACTGCTGGAATTTCATGATTTCTAAAATTGTAGCCCTCTGTTAAAAAAAGAAAACTTGGAGGCAAATCTGGATATTCTTTTTTATATTTTTCAAAATACGCAGGAGAACCTTCTCTAGCTAATCCGTGACTTCTTTTCAGCCTCATTAGTTCATGCAGCTCTTCGTTAGTCGTAGACACCATGCCGCCTTCTATGGTTGTCATATGATGTCCGAAATAAAAACTAAATGTAGCTCCTAAAGAAGAAGATCCTCTTTTATTCCCAATGCTATCTGTAACACCGTGTGATTCGCATACATCTTCTAAGATCAACGCACTGGGAATTATTTCTTTAATTTTTTCTATGTTTGCATCAAACCCCAACAAGTGAGTTACAAATATTCCTTTTATATCTGGATGCTCTAACGAGATTTTTTTAAGGTGGTCAAGATCAAAACTGTAGTTTTCAAAATTAATATCACAAAAAATAGGTTGTAGTCCGCATTGTATAACTGGGGATATGTTTGTGACCCAAGTGCAGGCAGGCACAACAATTTTGTCTTGATCTTTTAATCCGAACTTTTCTTTTACAGCAGACAGTAGTAATAAATTGGCAGTACTACCAGACGATACAAAAAGACTGTGGTCTACATTCAACCATTCACTCCATTCTTTTTCAAATTGTTTGACTTGATTACCGTTTGTAAATTTATTTGATCTAAGAATAAAATTTATCATTTTTAGTTTATCTAAAAATGTTATTGTGTCTTTCATTAAGGGCCAGGTGTATTTTTTCATAGTTAAATATGCCAGCAATTGGCAAGGTGATTTATATAAATTTTGTTATGGCCGATGTCTCTAAAATTTTCACAAATGACCATTGTATCACAATCAAACTTTTTTAATCGATTGTTATACCATCCAAATTTTGCTCCCTTTTTTATTGGTTCTGATTTGTAAAAACAAAAACAGTTGTAGGTAGCATAATATTCTTTATAATCTGTACCGTTATCAATACTACCCCACTCTTCATCTGGAGTTCTTCGAGTCCCCCAAAGGTCATATAACCGTTTTCTGTCATATTTACTAGGTTTGCAACTAACAGCTGATACAATATCGGCTTCAATTCCGTAGTCAGATTCAAAATTTATAATTCGTTGAGCACATTCTAAATCGTACTGTATGTCAGATTCTATTGAAAGAACATAATTGGATTTATTTAAAAAATCTCCAACATCGAGTGTTTTATTTCTTGCGCTTGCTAAATTTTTTACCCGTTGCTCGTCAACTACTGACCCGTAAAAGTCAGTTCCTATATTTTCTGTTATTATAGATTTTTCAGAAACAAACGACCAGTCTAAAGAATGTAAAATATCTTTAGTATGGTCTGACGAATCGTTTTCGTAAATAGAGAGCAGGAATTTAATATCAGGAAATCCTAAAACTAAAGTTTTTAATTGCTCATGATATCGGTTTAACTTTTTTTCAGAATTTCTGAAGATAGAAGAAATTAAAATCGTTTTATTCATATCGAATATTTATCAGAGCAGTTAATGATGCTAAATATTCTATATGAACACATGGATCTCGCATTATCAAAATATTTTTAAACCTCATTTAGACGTAAATGTTAGCTTTTCTAAACGAGGACTAACGCCAGGATTGTATCACCGAGGCAACGGATTTGAGATTGTTTTTAAAGAACTTCTTTCGATAAAACCTAATAATTTCTTAATTATAGAAACTGGATCAACAAGAAAACCAAATAATTGGAAGGATGGGAACAGTGGCTTTATTTTTGCAGATTTTGTAAAATTTCACGGTGGATTTGTTAGGTCGGTTGATATTGATTTAGAAGCTGTAGAATCAGCCAATCAATACATAGATAAAAAATATCATCAATCTTATTGTGCAGACAGTGTTATGTGGCTCAGGGATCAACCAGATTTAAATTTGGTTGATTTATTCTATCTAGATAGTATGAACGTTAAATGGAACAACGACTTGGGTAGCGCCACCCATCATCTCAATGAGTTTTTAGAAATAGAAAGATTTTTAAAGCCAGGTGCTATTGTTGCTATTGACGATAATTCAACCTTTGAAGATTCTAAAAGACGGACTGGCAAAGGAAGACTTATCATAGAATATTTAGAGAAAAAAAATAAATTCCCCATTTATGATGCTCATCAAGTAATTTATAAATTTTAAAAATGATTATTGATACTTTTATGTTTAACGACGAGTTTGAAATGTTAGATATCAGATTAGACATTTCAAACAACTATGTAGATAAGTGGATTATTTTAGAAGGCAATCGGACATGGAGCGGGAAAGAAAAACCGTACCACTTGGCTGCTAGAATAGACGAATATCAACAAAAATACAATAACAAAATACAGTTAATAAATTTAGATATTCCGGCCGATTACAAAGATTGGAAATGCGAAAATTTTAGTAGAGCATCTTTGCAATCTGGAATTGACCTATGTGATGCAAACGATACTGTAATTCACTCAGATCTAGATGAAATATTAGACCCTGAAAAGATACAGTCTATTTTAGATTTATTAGAAAAAGAAAATAAACCAGTAAATTGCACGTTAGATATGTTCATCTTTAAATTTGATCAAAAATTATACAGGACATGGAGTGGACCAGTTGTTGCTAAAAAATGCATGTTCAACACTCCTCAAGAATTATACAAGGGTGATCAATACAAGAAAAAAAATAGAAGTCATTGTGTTAGACATCCCGATATAGTAGGCTGGCACTGGACATGGATTGGCAACGACAATCGAATAAAAAGTAAAGTTGAAAGTTGTATAGAATCGCAGTATCGAGATCCGAACGAAGTACTCGATGCACTTAAAAAACAAGATACTAAATTAGCTATTAATCACAAATGCGAAACACAATATGTGGATTACAAATATCCTAAGCCAGTATCCGATGTAATTTTTAAATTTCCATACTGGACTACAGAAACTTAGGATTTTTTGTCCATCCATCGGGATCGTTGCCTGTCCAATGGTGCTTGGCATAAGAATTTGGAGCTTCTTCGGTAAGGCGATGCTTTTCGTTAAAATATACAGGGTAAAAATAATCTTTAGAAAATATTTTAACTTTTTCGTCTTCAACTTTTCTTTGTGCAAAATCCTCGTCATTAAAGTATTTTTGCATTATTTTTGTAAAAGGTTTTACGCTAGTGATAACATGAGGTCTTTCGTTAGAAACTTCAGGTCCATATTTTATTGCTCTAGAAACACTAACGTTAGACATTTCAGTTAACAGATGGTGATCCGAAACACAGCCTATTAAACTTGGGCATACTCTTCTATAATCATCTTCAAATCCAGTGAACATATCAAGATTTAAAAATTCGTCAAACGGACGTAGACATTCCATATCAGTGTCGACATAAATTCCTCCGTATATTCGTAATACTTCAAATCTCAGTACATCGGATTTAGGAGTGATTGCATACGATGGATTTAACAATATTTGTTTTGCCAAAGAATTTATATTTTCAGGTAGATTAGAAGTTCTCCAAAAATAAAAAGTCCAGTCTGGGTGCAGTCGCATCCAACTTTCTCTCCAAGCATGAAACTTTTCTCTAAAAGGATCATCACCTGGCCAAACATGATGTATTATTTTTGGAATCATAAATTTTTCTTCCAGTATTCTGAATTTTTAATCCAGCGATAATATATTTCAAATCCTTCGTCGATATCAACTTTAGGATCAAACCCAAAATCTCGACGTGCTGCGGTAATGTCTAATGCACCGCGACTAGGAAAATCCGCATCCTTTTCCTTGACTTCGACTGTGCCTTTACCTGCTAGGCTAACTGCTAATTCAGCAGCAGACAACAGTGTCTTACTATGACTTTTGGTTATGTTGTAAGTTTTATTTGCAGTATTTTTTGCAAGAGAAGCTGCTACAATTCCGTCGGCCGCATCGTCCACATAGGTAAAGTCTAGAGTTTCATTAACGCCGTTTACTTTGAGAACGCCTCCTCGCATGGCAGTTAACAAAAATTTGCTAATAACGCGGTCTTCAACATCAAGCGGGCCATACACTGCACTTGGACGAAATATTGTATGTTCTATTCCATACTTACGTGTGTAGTCTTTAATTAACCACTCACCTGCAAGTTTCATAATGCCGTATTGTCCTTGCGGACGGCATACTGCATCTTCTTTAACAAAATCTGTAAAATCACCGTAGACCATACTAGAGCTCGTGTAAACAAATCTCTTTACATTATACTTTACACTTAGTTCTAATAGATTAAGCAGTCCTTCACTCATAGTACGTGAGCCAAGTGCTGGGTTAGCATTAACTACTTTTTGTCTTGGAAAACTAGCAAGATGAATTACAATATCAAAATTATATTTTGAAAATAACTGATTCATGCCAATTGGATCGCATATATCTATAAGATAAACTTCGCTTGATTTTATTTTTTTAGAACGTTCAGATAATAGGTAAACGAGTTCTGGCTGTGGGATAATTCCATAATTAGTTTGAGTATCGGCAACTACAACACTATGTCCTTGTGTTTCTAATTTACTTACTACATTGTGTCCGATAAGTCCTTGGCCGCCAGTTACTAAGATGTTCATAATGATGCGTCTTCTAATCCCGACACTCGTAATTTAACAATGTTGCTGAGATGCCATTGTTTCTGATCGAGTGCTTTAATAATGCCCAACCACTTGTTTCTAAGTAGGGCAAAATCGTTGATAATTTTTTCAAAATCTACCACGTCAGCTTCACCTTCTACAAACTTTTCACAGTCTCTAGAGCTTAGTTGACGTTGGTAGTTTTCGAGATATTTGCGAAAGTGTTGACTGCGAAGTCTACGAAGTTCAATGTTTAAGTACTCAAGGATACCTTCAATTTCTTGAAGTTGATTAAAGCGTTCTTCCACAATGCCGGGCATCTGCGAACTTGCCTTCTCGATGTTTCCCGCTATGCGGACATCTTGTTTTGCTTCGATTAACTCAGCTTCATAATAGGCCACAGCATCGGGAATGTTGCTTATATCTTTGCTAACCCTGTCATACCAATTCATTTATTCCTCGTCTTCGTCGTAGTATTCTTCTTCCTCGTCTACAATTTCTTCACCGTCGATTGAATATTCTATTGCAGTGTCTAGGTAAGGATCGACGCCAAGAAGG